CTTCTCAAGATCGTCGGGACGATACAAACACAACTCACCGCTCTCTTTGTTGATAACAAGAAAGCCTCCTTCGTTTGTGTTCTCTGCCGTCTCATATCCTGAGAGCTGTGCTAGATATCCAAAGGGGTCGTTGTCAGCAAGAGTTCCGTTCCTAAACTTATTAAATGCAAACTTAGAAGCTGTCTTAACGTCCACTACCTCACCGTTAATCTTACAATCCATATGGCCTTTGATGCCAGACACGTCTATTTCTTTTTGTTCTGATGTAACCTCGTGTCCCGTCATGCGGACTAACATCAAGACAATCTCCTCTAGAAGATGTCCATAAAGAAATTTGATTTGTGTTGCACCGCTAATGGATCGGGCGGTAGAAGGCGTTTTACTTTCATACCACAACTGTCGTAGGGGTCTTCCGATGTTAGACATCCGCAGGGTAAACTCTGCTTGAGGATCTCGTGGTGTAGCCCAAGACAAGATGCTTTCTTTAATACGGACAAGAGTATCATCCAGCTCTGTCTCATCAATATTAAGTGGCTCACCGGCTGACAAGCCTTCAAGCCTTCCATATATATCCTGTATTAATGTATCTAAAGTATTCATTCTGATTCCAATTTAACTTGATTTATAATATTACGAGCTTCTTCTGTTGAGCATTGAAACCACTCGCCTTTTTGTTCGAACCTTTCAGCTAAGATTGTATGTGCCTTAGCTTCTGAAGCTCGACGGTTACTAACTTTACAATAAGACACTAACTCAAAATCACGAAAAGGGCTAGAAGTTTGATAGTTTTTTAATCTATCTGTTGCATCTACAGCCATTCCAACCTTTACCCACCCCTCAAATGCAGGGTTGGTTATAACATAAACCTGTCCTTCACTGGACTTTTTGTAATTCTTTAGTGAGCTAAAAGCTGCAGCCTCAAAACTTTTATACCGTCCGGGCTTGTGTAGGGGGTGTGAAGTAGGAATGTACTTACTGTCAACCCACATTCGATTTGTGTTTTTATTTATGTGAGCCTTTAAAGTTCTTTTCCCACCGTCTTTTGCGCCAACATAAAAATATTTTCCGTCTTCTTCAATAATATTTTTACAGTAATTCATTGTTAGTTCTTTAATATATTCTTCAGTGTGTTTCATACCAGTTGTTTCCGACATTATATTCTCCCGTTAAACTGCACTTTAAGTTAAAGTCATTACCGGCCTTCTCGATTGCAGCAATACCCAGCTCACCAACTCTATCTGCTACATCCTTGTGTGCTTCGATCTGCCACTCATCGTGGACGTTAGCTACAAAGTGTGCATCAAGATCCTTGATAGATTCTTGAAGGTTAATCACTGCTTGCTTCATAACAATAGCACCAGCACCTTGCAGCAAAGTATTTAACGCTGCGTGTTCCGACCGAACAAATAACTTACGTTTGTCCAGTCCCTTGAGGTATCCTCTTCGAGCCGCTCCCGCAACTCTGTCTTTAAGATTTTTAAATGCAGGGAGATTATCGAAGAAAGATTGTCTAAGTCTTCCACCATCTTTTGCGTCTCCTCCAACCACTGAACCAAGTTTAGCATCTCCTGCTCCGTACAAGAGTGCATAGATGAAAGTTTTTGCCTGAGGTCTTGATTCAAGTCCCGCAGCATTTTGATTTGCTGTGTGTATGTCTCCGTTGAGAAGTTCATAAGTAAAGCCCTCGTCGTTCATGTAGTGTGCTAACATTCTTAGTTCAAGTCCACTGGCATCAATACCTACCAAGCGATACCCGTCGTCTACAACCCAACACTGCCGACACTCTTTACCGTATGGGCTACTTGTACTTGGAACCTGTGCCATGTTAGGACTTCTGTGTGTCATCCGTCCTGTCACTGCACCATTAGTATTTACAAAACCGTGAATGCGTCCGTCGTCTCCAAGCTCTTTGAACCAAGAGTTTATTTGTGCAATACGCTTTTGAAGCATGAGATACTCAGCAATGATTGCAGCCTCAGGTATGTTTTTTACTTGCGATAAGACTTTCTCATCAACAATTGGCTGTCCCGTAGGCGTAAACTTTTTAGGCTTCCAGCCAAACTCCAAGAGATATTCTCCAATTTGTTTCCTAGAGCCAAGATTAAAAGGTTCAGAATCACAGCGAATAAGACGCTTGTCTGGATCTTTGCTCGCCTTCTCATACTCTTCATCAGATAGCCGGACCTTCCTTGTTTCTTTGTGGACTTGCGCCATCTTAGAAAGCTTACCTGCTTTGGTAAAAGTAGGGACAAGTTCCATAGATGTCTCACGGGGCTTAAATGTTTTATGTACTTCTTTTTCTGCTTGAGAAAGCTTGCCTGTCAGTTCCGCTAGTAGCTCCATTGCATGTTGTTGATTAAGCTTGAAGCCTTTATCTCTCTGTGCATTTAAGATTCGATACACGCTATGTTCTAAAGTAACTGAGGCAGGACCAAAGCCCGGAAGCTCTGCTGTTGTTAGATGTCTATAAACTTTATAGTTGAGAGATACATCTTGCTTACAATACTTCATCATCTCTGGCGTATAGTATTCAAAGTTATCATACTCAATCTTGCGATGTCGTAGCCTGTATCCCCACCCCTCTAGAGCATGACCACCCTCACGAGCAGGGTTGAACAGCCGAGAAAGAACAAGTGTGTCTACAATTTTAATACTACCATCGTCCAGATTAACGCCTGTTAGTTTCTCGATGACGGGAATGTCATAACCAAGAATGTTGTGGCCGATAAGTTTGGTTGCATTTTGTAGAAGACTTATTCCTTTGTCAATACATTCGGGACCATACTCGTAAAACTTTCCGGTCTCTGTATCCATAGCAACTATACAAAACATCTTGGTCGGCTTAAGGCCGTCAGCTTCTATATCAAAAACATAAGATGTCATATTTCATCTCCAAGTTCATCAATCATTGTATCAATATCTACTTCGTTGAGGCGTCCTGTTTCTTGGTCGTAGTGGAGGTGTGTGGCTAAACCAACGTCACCAGTATATCTAGACTTAAGGACACGTACTTTAGTAGTTGAGGCAACCATAACATCGTCTGACTGTTGGTTACGCTCTAAGCTTATCACACAATCACTAAGTTGTGCAATAGATTGTGAGCCACGTAAATGATTTAATGCAGTCTCAATACCGTTCTCATGACCTCGATCACCTTGGGTGCGTCGAAGGTGTGACACAAGAATCATACCACAGCCGGTCTCTTCTACGAGAGTTCTAAGCCTGTGCATAATCATATCAATAGCTTTGCGTTCATCAGGATCATCAGATAAAAGAACAAGCATATGGAGGTGGTCAAGAACAATCCACTTACAATCACAGCCGATAATCATGTAGCGTAGTTTACTGAATACACTTTCAAGATCATTCATGCCGAGGTGTCCATAAACCCAGACACGATCTGTGTTCTCGCCGCCGAACATTTCTTGGTGCATTTCTCTTAGGTTGTCATCATCAAAAAGATTACGAACACTGTCAAGGTGGAGTCGGGCATCGGCCTCGATAGATAAGATACCATCAATAGTTCTTTGCCAATTCTCTTCGAGAGCCATAACTCCTACATTATCTTTAGTCTTCTTGATGAGCCAATGCTCTAGCTCACGGGTGACGCTGGACTTACCAAGACCTGTACCACCCGTCAAGGTTACTAGCTCACCAGCACGAAGACCCTCTAGCTTCTCGTTCAGTCCTTCCCAAGGGAAAGGCACAGAGTCTGTTCGTGTTCTCGTAAGATAACTTTCTAAGTTGTCAGAGACATTGAGAACGCCTGAAGGAGTATACTTCTTAGCGTTCCACCAGTTGTGGACATAGGCCTTGTGCTGTCCGGCCCGTAACATATCGTTAGCATCTTTGTAGTCAACGGGGACTTCCATGATCCTAGCCTTGCCGGGTCGAAGAAGTCTTGCTACTTTCTTAGCGGCATCACGTCCATGCTGATCGTTGTCAAAGTTAATAATAATATTATCAAAAGATTCTAAGAACTCTAGATTTTCTTTGACATCACGATCTGCTGACTGTGCGCCGTTACGAATAGATACAACCGGCCACTGAGAACCCATGAGTTCGTAGGCTGACATCGCATCTACTTCGCCTTCAACAAGTGTTACATATTTACCACCGCTTTGAAACAACTGTTGGCCGAAAAGACCACAGCTTTTCCCATCACCACGCCAAACAAAACTTTTATTTTCTTTGCGTACCTTGACGCCAATTGCTTCGTTGCCAGAATAGTATGGGTATATGTGTTCTACAATCTGACCTGTAGAGTTTTTAACGGATCGAACTCTATACTTCTTTGCTGTTGCTAGGCTGATACTCCTGTCAGTTAGTGGATAAAACTCTCCGCTTGGTGCGGGTGTCTTCTGATAATTTGACATAGAAGTCACGTTACTTTTTTCCTTGTCACTAGGAATGAAAACCCCGCAACTAAAACATTTGATGGAACCATCGTCGTTCATAGCTGCGGGGTCGGAACCCCCACACTCAGGGCAGGGGAGTCGGGTTTGAACAAAGGCCATGTTAGTCCTCTACTAGTTCAGCTTCCTCAATAAAAATAGCATCTTCGGAAAGATACTCTTGTACTTTAGAGTGCAATGCAACCGATGCTGCCTGTGCAATAACTACTCGATCTTCAAGACTACGAACGTCTTGCTCTGCTAACACTAAAAGCTGGAAGGCCTTCTGGCCCTCCGGTGATAGAAGAGTTACATCATACGTTGTGTCCTCGTGGACATAAGTAATGTTACTCATTAAATTTCATCTCCATCTTCTTCAACATCAAACTCAGCGCCGTCTGGTGAGCTGAACTCAACAAGGTTTAGAACTTGCATAGCTTGAAAATCTAAGCCTTTAAAGTCCTGACCGTTCCACTGTGTTTCCCACTCTTTGAATTGCACCTTGACATGAGAGCCGTTACCAACGGTAGCGTTGATCTCTCGCTTACTCTTATCATAAAGCTTTGGTGCTTCACGAATCATACCACGAGGTCCGTCTACCTTACGCTTAATAATTAACGCAGGACCATCATCAGTATCTTTTACTGTGAATCCACGATTGCGAAAGCTATCAGCAACATCGTCATCGACAACGAGGTTGACTGAATAGGCCGGTGTAAATTTAGTATTGGGTGTAGTGACAAAAGACCAATACGCTTTTCCTTCTAATACTGCCATATACTTATCTCCTTTGTAAGTGTGTAATGTAGGCTGGTATTTGCTTTAAAACAAATTCTTCTGTGATTGTGTTGTTACTGTTCTTGGCTTGTATTTTAACCCACGACTGCATATATTGCAATACCTCTAAGGGTGGGGTGCTTACACCAAGCATCATAACAAACGCTCGAATTAAAATATCTTCAATAAACTCATCGTCAGTTAAAACTTCCTCGAACATCTATTGTATACCTCATGTAGATAAAGAAGAAAGAAGTGTACTTAATTTAACGCTGTCTAAAATAAAGTTAAGTCCTTCAGGAGACATATCAGAAGATAAATTTACCTCTCCTTCAGTTTCAATAATTAATAGAAATCCTGAGTCTTTTGGTGGTGACATCTGTGTCTTCAAAGTGTCCAGCGAGTTTTGTATCCTATCAAATAAAGGAACATCTGTAAAGGATTCTTTCTGTGAAAAATTACCTTCAATTACTTTCATCATCCCTCCATCTTTATCATCAACCATATACCTACTACTCCTATTGTTAAAATTATAAAATACATCTCCATTAATTTAGTTCCTCAATAAGTCTTTCAATATACCAACGACACTTTCTTAAGTCTTCAATAGGCTTTCCCTTATAGTCATAGCGCCAAAGATATTTTAGTGCGTTACCTTTCAGGTATCCGTTAAACTCATTGATGGGCATGGAGGCTTTGATTGCCTCGATAGCTTCTATAGATCCTTTATTATAATGATCTGGTTGCGTTACTGGATCAGTATCTTTTCGAATAGAGAGTTTATTCAACTCCCTTACAGCATCCCACTGACTCGGCGTTGCATCATCTATTGACATCAATATCCTCCTTCTCGAATACGATTAAGTATATCATAGGTTTGTTCATAGCTCAAGTTTAAAGCTTGAAGTCCTTTAAGAACTGAATCATAATCTGGATTAGAATTACAATAGATGTTTACAAATA